GTGGTGGAGGTTCAGAAGCTAGAGCTTCGGGTGCTGGTGGTGGTGGTAGAGTAAGATTTACTTATTGGTAAGAGGATAATATGACTACTTTAGCTTGGATAAATAAAGAAACTAATGTATGTGAAAACACAACATTAGATGACAGACCTGCTTCTAAAATTAAAGTTGATGGTTATTTAATATTAGATTTAGAAGATATAGGCGGTGGTGGAATTGGTGATACATGGGACGGCACTCGTTTAATTAAACCTGAAATTCTTTTATAAGTATTTAAATGAGCTATACCCCACGATACGACAAAGGTAACTGGAAAGCCATATGTGATGTATGCGGTAGACTTTATAAAGCTACTACACTACAAAAACGGTGGGATGGTCTTATGTGCTGTCCTGAAGACTGGGAAATCCGTCAACCACAAGACTTTGTTAAAGGTCAAGCAGACCATCAAATAGCTCCTTGGTTACGTGATGAAGCTTCAGATAGTTTTGTTTATTTTTGTGATATTTATAACAGTACTGGGTTTTGTGGTACTGGAGTTGCAGGGTGTTCTGTAACAGGTAGTTTAGGATTATATGGGCAATTTCCACAAACAGCAGATTAATAAAGGATTAATATGGCAAGTACCAATTTTATAAACCAACAAACAGTTATTCAAGCAGATTGGTTAAATGATGTAAATACTACAATCTATAACTTGTTAGGTAATGGTACAACTATACCTGCATCAAAGTCAGCTTTACTTACAAGCCTTGGTGGTTTAAGTTCTGCTAATAACTTATCAGATTTAGGTAGTGTAGCAACAGCTAGAACTAACCTAGGAGTAACAGGAACAGGAGCTGATACTACTTACTTATTTAGATCTAATAATCTTTCAGATTTAGCTAATACTACAACTGCAAGAACTAACTTAGGTTTAGGTACAATAGCTACTCAAGCATCAAACAACGTTACAATTACTGGTGGCTCAATTACAGGTATTACAGATTTAGCAGTAGCAGATGGTGGTACTGGTAGTTCTACATTATCAGCTAACGCTGTGTTATTAGGTAATGGTACAAGTGCTTTACAAACTGTAGCTCCAGGTGCATCAGGTAATGTCTTAACAAGTAATGGCACAACATGGACAAGTGCAGCATCTACTGCATCATCAGTTACTTTAGGTACTCCTCAAACATTACCACCTTCACCTACTAATACAGAAGTAGTGTTTACTGGTATTCCATCAACAGTTAGAGAAGTTTATATTAATCTTTCAGATGTTTCGTTTGCTACAACTGCTGCTGCTTTAAGAATACAAATTGGTGGCTCTTCTATAGAAAATACAGGTTATGTAAGTGCTACTACCAGACTGAGTGGTTCAAGCGTAACTTCAGATCCTGGAGCTACTGCAGGGTTTGATATACAACAATCTTATGGAATTACAAACTCACTAAGTGGAACTGTATCATTAAAACTTATTAGTTCTGCTAGTAATTTATGGTCTTGTACTTTTACTTTAGCTGATACTACTGCTGGGTTTCTATTTATTTTAGCAGGACGTAAAGCTACTTCTTCAGGATTAACTACAGTAAGAATTACATCTGCAGCAGGAGGTATTGCCTTTGATGCTGGAACAATTAACATTTCTTATTCTTAATATTAAAAAGACATTTTTATGGATCCAGTAACTATATTAGCCGCATTAGGACCAGTTGCAGTAGACTTAGGTAAGTCTTTAATCAATAAGTTTATAGCTCCTAATCAATTTAAACCAGCAACAATAGAACAATATGTTAAAATGAAACAGATTGACTTAGACTTCTTTAAAGTCATGAATGAAGCTGGTGGTGGTAATCCATCTTATCCATGGGTAGAAGCTGTTATTAGATTGATGAGACCAGCAATAGGCTTATTAGTTTTAACAACATGGGCTATTATGCATTTAAATGGTACAGCTACTCATGAAGTAGATAACTTTGCTAGTGCAGTAGGATTCTATTTATTTGGTGAACGTTCACTAATGCATATTAAAAAGAAATGAAACTTATTACAGTTGAGACGTGCAAAGCTGTCTATAATATGCTTAGACAACTACCACCCTTCAACAAGTATAAATTACCAAGACCTTCTGAGATAGAGTTTGTCGTAGTAAATGATCCTGAATTATATGGGTCATATTCACCAGAGCCTCATTGTATAACAATTAGTATAGCTAAACAAAGTCATTTACAGACTTTAGAGCAAACTATAGCACATGAAATAGTTCATCTAATTTTATACTTACAAGGTAAAAGGTATGAGTTACACAATAAAAACTTTTATAAACTAACACATGAAGTAGCAAACTTATATGGCTGGGAACCATTGGACTTATGATTAACCACGAACATTTATCAGACTCAACTAAACATCTATTAGACTCTATATCAGCATTTACTGCAGTAGCTAGCTTATTAAAATGGTTGCCTGCTATTGCTTCTTTGTTTACTATAGTATGGACTGGTATTAGACTTTACGATAGACTTATTAAAAAAACTGATTCTCAAAAGGATTAATTATGGCAGTATCAGGAACAACAACATTTACAGTTACTCGTGATCAGATTATTGAATCTGCTTTACGTAGTTTAGCAGTTCTAGAAGAAGGTGCACAGCCTTCTGCAACTACTATTCAGAACTCTTCTTTTTCTTTAAATCTTATCCTTAAGAAGTGGCAGTCTGAAGGTATTAAACTATGGACTGTAGTTGAATATACTATACCTCTTTCTAGTAATAAAACTTCTTATACTATAGGACCATCAGCATCTTATGACTTAAATGCTGATAAACCTTTAAGAGTTATTCAAGCCTTTTTAAGAAACATGTCAGTAAATCCTTATATTGATTTACCAATGAATTTAATCTCTCAACAAGAGTATAACATTCTAGGCAGTAAGTTTTCTACAGGTATTATAAATTCAGTGTTTTATAAACCATGGAGAGACTATGGTGAAATTAAAGTATTCTTAACACCTGATGCTAATACATCTACAAATTATGAACTACACCTTACAGTACAACGTCCTATTATGGATATTAATAAACCTAATGAAAACTTTGACTTCCCACAAGAGTGGTTCTTAGCTCTTAAGTGGGCATTAGTAGCAGAGCTTGCATCTGACTATGAAAAGACTTTAAACGATAAACAATATTATGAACAAAAAGCTACCCTTCTTAAAAATGAATTAATGGATTGGGATATTGAATGGACTTCAACCTACTTCCAACCAGATGTACGTGGTGGTTTTAATAGAGACTTTCGTTAATGCCTATAGTTAATGTACCTCTAGCTACATCTTTAAAAAGCAGAACTAATAGTCTTGCTAAAGATTCTAAAATGGTTAACTGTTTTAAACAGACTTATCCAGACGGTAGAGTATTAGTAGTTAAAAGACCAGGTAAAGCTAGTTACCCTATAACCCCAGCACTACCTGCTCCTGGTCAAGGGTTATGGACTTATAACAATAATTTATATGCAGTAGCTGGTGGTACCTTATATCAAATTACTGGTGGTACATCAGTAGTTAAAAAGACAGGTTTAAATGCCGTAAATACTATTAGCTGGGTTAATACATTAGCTACCACTAGCCCACGCCCATACTTGGTATTTCATGATCAAGTTAATGGTTATTCATTAGATGCTACAGGTTCTATTGTACTTATAGATAGTCAAATTAGCCAAGTAGTATTAACTAATGGTGGAGCTGGTTATCCTTCAGAAGGTGGAACCTTTACTATTACAGGATCAGGAGGAGGTTCAGGTGCTACAGGTACATATACTACTTCTAGTGGTTCTGTAGTTAATATGACACTTACAAACCCTGGTAATAATTATTCAGGTACTTTAACTGTAGTGTTTAATAACCCATCCTTTAGTGGTACAGGTAGTATTACAGGTACAACACTTACTGTTACAAATGTAGCTAGTGGGTCTTTATATTCAGGCATGAATCTTACAGGTACTGGTGTTACTGCTGGTACTAGGATTACAAGTCAAATAACATCTACTGAGTCAGCAACAACTAATACAACATGGGTTAGTGGTGGTGCTAGGAATGCAAGTACAGTTACATTATCCTCTGTAACTAATATTGCAGTTAACCAACTTATAACTGGTACTGGTGTTGCTAATGGTACTTTAGTTACAGCTGTAGATACTACTACTAAAACTATTACTATTAATAGTACATTTACTGCCCAAGCTGCAGGTACTTATAACTTTTTTAACCAAGGTTTTAGAGGAACATATTTAGTTAGCCCCACTCAAACAGTAAGTAGTACTAGTACCTTGGCAGGAGGACCTACTGTTAGTGCTGTAGCAAGTGCATCATTAAATAGTTTTCCAGTTAACCCTGTACCAGGTTTAGTATATTTAAATGGTTATGTATTTGCCATGGATCAACAAGGTCAAATATGGCAATCAGATAATGAAAATCCAACAGCATGGGGTGCTTTAAACTTTACATCTGCTAAGTCACAAGCTGATGATGGTAAAGCTATAGCTCGTCATCTTAATTACGTTGTAGCTTTTAAAGAATGGACAGCTGACTTTTTCTATGATGCTGGTAATGCTACTGGTTCTGTGTTATCTGTTAATCAATCAGCTCATATGGAAATAGGGTGTGCTGATGGTAACTCTATACAAAACCCAGAACAAACATTAATCTGGATGGCTAACGTAGTAGAGGGTGGAAGATCTATTATGATGTTAGAAGGATTGAGCCCCAGGAAGGTATCTACAATGGCCGTAGAAGCATTTTTAAATGCAAGTGACCTCTCAGGTACATACTCTTGGTTATATAAGATTGCAGGCCATACTTTGTATGGTTTAGTACTAACAGAT